GGCCACGCCCCACCAACCGCCGCAACAACAGCACCGTCACCAGCCCGCGTGACATCGTGGACTTGGGCGGGTTCCTGCGCTCGCAGCGCCGTGATCGCCCCAGCGCCACGCAGCTGCGCTTCACGTGGGATGCCAAGTCGGACAAAGGGTTCCCCTACGCGCCGCTGATCTTGACTGGCTACACCACCAGCCGGGGCACAGTTGTGCCCGGCCGCAACTGGATTCAGCCTGCCCTAGAAGCTGTGCCGCTGGATCAGTTCTTTGCCCGTGAATGGCGCCGCCTCGCTAGCAACCGCCTCTAGACAAAGAAAAAGCGGTCGCCTCCACAACGACCGCCCCTCGACTCTCCCACTCTAGTTTGCTCAGGCGTTCGTCTCGGCCACCCAAGACGGCGCACCATAGCCCGTCAACGTGAAGCTCACAGTAGCCACCTGGCCTGCGGCCACGCTCTCCTGAAAATCAGTTACGAACGCAACGCCGGAATGGTATTCAGGGTTGCCGGTGCTGCTCATCTCAGGGGATTCCCGATACCATTCCACCGTCTTGGTGGTGGCATTGAGAAACGCGTCCTTCAAGATGGCGTATGCGGCATCGTTGAGGTCTAGGTTCATCGTGGATGGTACGGTATATCCCATGCCAGTCACCACAGACTTCTTAAAGCCTTGCGTGCTGCTGTAATCAATCACGTCCGTGGTGTCGCTACTGCCTTGAATGGGGCAGTCGCTCAGGTTGCCAACTAGGGTCATCCCAGTTGAAGCGGTCGGGTTTGTGCTGGACGTAGTGCCAGCCTTGACGTACAGCTTGTAACCAAGGGCGGCGAAATAGCCCATTTGATGCTCAGGGTCGTGTGCCCTAACTTGCCGCTTCTTCCTCAGCCTCCAGCACTTCCCACGGTGTGGCCCGTGGGCAGACGTGCAGATCAAAGCCCTTTACGTCATGCGCAATGCCAGCAGTGGCCAGCAAGGCCTCCTTGAGGTCGTTGCGGCTGCAGCCCAGCTCGCAGCACACCGCTGCTGATTCCCAGCCCAATGCCATCAGCTTGCGGGCCTGGTTCCCGAGCAGCCGTGCCTTATGCGTGGCCTTGATCGTCCAGTTGTGGCTGCGCAGATAATGCAGCACCTCGCCTTGCGCAAAGCTCCAGAAGATGGTGCTCAGCCGTCCGCGCTCAGGATCCCATGCCTTGCAGGCCTTGATAAAGGCCAGATCCACCGCCGACCAAATATCTTCCCGTGCCATGCAGTGGCCATATTTGCGGGCCAGCTTGCCGCCAAAGCTGCGGATCAGGCCGATGTTCTCGGCATACAGGCGGCCAAAGCGGCGTTGCTCTTCTCGTGTCAGCGGTTTGGCTAGATGCGCTTCTGCGCGGCGCTTCGGTTGAGCAGCAACCGTGACGGTGAAAAGCGAAAGCTGGCCGTCTGCAACGCGCATGACTACATCTTAACTCCGCAACACTGGCCGACTGCCGTATGCAGACGACGCGGAGCTGATGCACAGACAACCAAGCACCTGGCTCAGATGTGGCACCACGTTGAGGGCCGTCTTGCTGTCGGCTTGGCCGGTGCTGTTGAACTCCACGTCGATCACATCAACGCGTGCCCGTTTGAGGTTGGCGTTGGGAATGCCGGGGATCAGCTCGCTGCTGCCGGTGCCGGCGCCACTGAGGGCGTTGCCATCACCCAAGAGGTATTCAGCCAGATCAAAGGTGGCCTGCTTGATTGGCTGTGGGATTTCCGCGTTGGTGAAGCTCCAGTCGCCGCATTCGGCATCACTGCGCGGCCACAGCAGGCTCTGCGTGGTGGAGGCCTTGCTGCCGATCCAGGTCAGTTCATCGAGGTAGCGGGTAGCCATGATCAGCGCCCGACCCTTGTTATCGGTGGTGGCTGATGCCCAGTTGAGGGTGCCGAGGTACAGGTTGGCCAGATCGTCAGCAGCTGCGACGGTCAGGTAGCTGTTGGCCGATGCCGAGCCAACGGTGGCGGTGACGGTGACGGGCATGGCGACACACTCTTGGCCTTAAGTTGCCGCCTTCGGTGCGCTCCACTGCTTGACGGCCTTGTCGAAGCTGATCTCACCGTTGACCAGGCGCTGGCCGAGCTTCTTGCCGAAGATGGCCTGCGCGGTTTCCGGGTTGTCCTGCACCCAGGTCCTGGCTGCGGCCTTGAAGGACAGGGCCTGCTCGCCTTTGTCACCATCGGCCGGGCGACGGGGAGGCTCAGTGCCGCCGTCCGGGTTGGTCATGTCCTGGTTGCGCCACTTCCAGGGGATGAGGTAGCAACGGCACTGGTAGTGCGGGCTGACCTTCTGGTAGTCCACTGGAAAGCGCTTGCCATCGAGCTTCAGGCAGATCGGGCAGACCGAGCTGTCCAGCACTGCCGTCCAGACCAATCCGTCCGGGCCCAGCCATTCAGGGTCCGTCTCAAACTGATAGATGGCCTGCTGCGCCGCGTTGCCGACTTCCTGCACGCCGGTGCGGATGATCGCTTCCACGTTGTTCTCCGTGGTGCGCACCACTGCATCCTCATAGGTGCGGAATACCTCGCCGCCGAGATCGGACAGACCCAGGCGGATGTACCGCTCCACCCGATCGGCCACAGCGGCCGGCAGCGTCGCGGTCAGCTGTGTGCTCAGCGTCTTGCCGCCCACCACCGCATCGTTCACCAAGCGGTTGACTTGTGCCTGCGTGACTTGCACGGCACCCTCGTTGGTCAGCTCACCGCCGGCCATGGTGACCATGCGCCGCGCAAAGTCCAGCTGCCGCTCCACGAACGGCGCCAAGGCGTCCTGCATGGCCGCCAGCTGCGGCACGCCGAAGCTGTCCTGCACGCTCTTGCCAACGGCCTCAACGATGCTGGCGATGATGCGCTCACGGCCTGGCCCCACGGCCAAGGCACCCGAGCTGCCCACCGCACGCTCGACAGCCACCAGCGTGGTGCGCAGATCGCGCAATGCCTGTTTGATCAGCCGGTCTTCCAGCTTCTTGACTGAGAGGGCATTGCGCAGGAAGGCCTCGACCTGCGCGGACAGATCAGCCATGGCCTTGGCCCCGGTATTTGCCGCGTTTCTTCAGGCTGCTCAGCTTGCGATGACCGTGCCCGATTGACGTTCGCTTGGGCTTGGATTCGCGGCGCAGGGTGCCGGATTGGCCGGCCTTGGCTTTAGCTGCCATCGCCCTCCGGCTTGTTGATTAGGTTTCCTGTCCGTGGCCGCCGCTTTGGCTTGACCGGCTGTGGCTCTTGGCTCTGCTGCACAGCAAAAGAGGCCGCCTCCTGAGAGGCAGCCTCCAGCCGTTCACGCAGTCGCCGGAAGGCGAACATGCCCATCAGCCACCCTTGCGGTAGTAGATGACGGTGGTTGCCGATGCCATGCGTGCCACATAGGTAGCCGAGGTAGCAGCTGCCACGGTGGCGTTGCCGGTGATGGTGACGCCAGTGCCGCCTGCAAAGGTCACGGCATGGGTTGCCGAGGCCAGGTTGACGATCGTCACCTCAAACGACTGACCGACCTTGGCACTGTTGCCCAGCTCGCTGATGATGTCAGCGGCAGTGGCAGTGGTGTAGGTGCGGCCCGTCGTTGGGGTCACAGTCACCACGCTTTCAACGCTTTGAGCAGCGGTGAGGGTGGTGTCAGCGTTGCCACCGGCCAGCAGGACTTTGCCTTCTGTGGCGCGCCCGAAGTTGGAGCTTTCCAGCTCAAAGATGGATGCCATCGTCAGTTACCTCAGAAGTTGGGGTTGGAAACGATGCTCACGATCCCAAGGTTCTTGGTTTCGTAAATCTGCGTCCAGTTGCTGGCCGTTTCCAGGGTGGCGCGAGACGGGTTCACACCGCCAGAGGTGTAAGACACACCAAGGGGGTGATAGAGGTTGTGCCAGTGGACCGACATGGCATCGCTCAGGGCGAGGATGTCACGGTCGGTTTCGGTCACAAGGCCCGACTGGGTGCCGGAGGCCATGGCGCCAGGGGTGAACAGATACGAGGCATAGTTAGTGCCGTCGTTGTTCACGTCGTCGCTGACCAGCACGCGCATCCCCATGTAGAAAGGAATGGTGGCGTCGTTGGTGTAAGCGCCGGCCATGCTGCCGCCGAACACCGGAGCGATGCCGGTGGTGGCTTCAGTGCCGCCGCCGCGTGCCTCGTCGTTGGTCACGTAGTCAATGGCCTTGCGCTCTACGAGGTCGTAGAAGCACTTGCTGTGCATCGCAATGACGCTCAGCTTCTCGCCTTGATCGCCGAGAGCAGCGCGAGCTTCAGCCACCTTGCCGGGGTTAAGGGTCACGGCCGTGGCATTGGAGTCAATGGCCAGAGCCTTCAGCGCACCGGTGGTGTTGCTGGTCAGGGGGCCAAAGACGCCTTTGAGGATGCTGAACACATCCTTTTGCTGCTGGTAGCCGATGTAGTCGGCCACTTTGCGGCCGATGGCGGCCATGGGGTCATCGCCAGCAGCAAGGGCTGCAAGGGTGCGAACTTCCCAGGCACGGCCACGGTGCAGGACCGGGCAGATCTGCTTCTCACCGCTGATTTTGCCAGGGGTGAGGCTGGTGCTATCGCTCAGCACTTCAGCGTCGCCGCTGAGGTTGGCGGACCAGCTGGGGACGTTGACATAGTCGCCACCTTCGGTGGCATTGAGGATTGCCAGCGGCTGGATCACGCCACTGTTGAGGAATGCG